GACACAGTTCGTGCTCGTACCACCCGGAATGAGAGCCGGCACCGTAAATGAGAGCTCGCCTTCGCTTCCATTCGAGTCCACTGCGCTGACCGCATAATAGTAGCTGCTGCCTGCGACCAAACTGCCTCCGGTGTCTAAATAACCGGGTGACAAACTCAACAAAGGCAGATTCGGAGAATTTGCACTCGGCTTCGCCGGCGCGGCAAACGAGATGCTCAATGTATCGATCGCGGAGCCATCCGCTAGTGTCTGCACACTTTCTTGCACAGCGAAATCAAAGAACTCGAACTTACCGAGCGGATCGTTGTGCTGTATCGATCCGATGAGCGGCCGTGGCGTTTGTATTTGCGTTCCAGGTTGCCTTCCGGCGCCGCCTAGGGTCGCCGGACTGTCGCTGTACCAGTCGTCGTCGTGTATCTGGGCGGTAATCGTCACCAGCTCGTAGTTTGTTGAGGGAGATAGCTTCGTAACACGAAATGGAACGCGGACTAATCCTTCTTTGAAGTACGTGAGGGCGATAATATCGCCGGGCCGGACTTTCAGCGCACGAAAGCTGGTTTGAAACTGAACGTACCTGTTGCCTTTTGTTGACTTGTCGAGTTGCCGCAGGAGAATTCGCGTCGCCTGGCTGAAATTCGCCACACCCAGAGCGGTCGATTGGCTGCTGATCTCGTATCCGATCAATCCGACGTCGTCGGAATCTACCAATGACAAACTATCCTGCTGGTACTCGTTCGATTCGTCCTGAAATTCCACGCTCAGCCGGTTCGATGTTTCCGCCACGCTGCGGGAACTGAGCCGCAGGGAAGAGTTTCCTTTTACCGTGCGCACAATTCCAGAGAATGGACCGGCTCCGTCACTGAACTCGTATGCCGGCCACCCGCCATTCAGCGGCTCTACGCTGTTGCCGCCATCCGGGAGAGAAGGCTGCTGGCGGGCGATCGCCGCTTCGGGAAGCAGCTCGAGCAGACCGGTCGGCCCGTAGCGAAGCATGAGACTAGCGGCGACACGAATGCCACGTACTACCGCGGCTGCACTCTGCCGCCTGGTCAACACAAGGTTGCACTGATATCTGGGTACTTGAATCGGCGCACCGTTCAAATCCGTGGTGCTGATCAGTTCCTGGCAAATAGCCGCCGAAGCAGCGAACTTACTCAAGTCCAGTTCGGAAAGAGACCAGCCGGCACGGCGCAGAATATCCAGGATGACCCACGCCGGATTGTTACTGTAAGTGGTCGCTTGAAAGCTACCATCGAAATTGAATACATCGATGTCGATTCCTCGCATCAGGACTTCGACGTCAGCGAGCGACTTCCCGCTGCTGATCCGATTGGGCACAACCACTGACATGGTCACAGAGGTTCCGTGCGGATCTCCGAGAGGATTTCCCGCCGAATCCGCAAAGTCGGTATTGAAATTGCCCTGCCGCTCACCAGTGCTGATGACGCCATACCAGCCTGTAGTCGTCAGATCCTGGCCAGAAGCCGCCAGGGGGATCTCGATATCGTTGACTACGATCTTCAAGATGTTTTGACCACTCGGGATCGCGCCCATCCCAACCAACACTTCCATGTGGGTCAAGTTGCCGTCGTTTCGTGCAAAAATCACTGGCGCCTTAATCCACCCGGAGCCATAAACGATGGGCACCGGATCGTTGTATTTCGCGGCGTTATCCACCAGCGGCGAAACATGAGACGTCTTGTCGCCGGAAGTCCGCACTAGAATTGCGGATGGCACGAACTCAAAACCTCCGAAGCGGCGAGTAGCGTTTGCAGCGCCGTCGGTATTGAACATGCCTCTCTGCTCGCATTGCGCTCGCGACTTGTCGCACGAGGTGAACGGCAGTGCGCCATTCAGATTGCCGACTCCGGCCGCCTGATCGGCCGAATAGCCGCAACGGAAGAAGCGCGAAAATCTGCCCAAAGCGCCGCCATCCCGCGCTTCGAGCCGCTGCTCCGCCGTAGCCGGGAAATTCCACGGACAGGACCGTTGAATCCTGACATCCGGCACCGGCACTCGTTGCAGACTGAGCTTGTTAGTAAAGCTCAGGTTCAGGAAGTCCTCGCCGATCTCATCCGGGTCGCCCGCAATTCCGCGGAATAGGACCGTGCTCTCGCTGGTGATTGTCAAACTCGGTAAGTCGGCGAAGGCAAAGTAGACGGTAAGCTGCGATCCTTTCAAACCTATTGCAGTGTCCAATTGCGAGATCGTGGAATCCGCATTGGCCAGAGTAAGCGAAAGCTGCGATATGCCGTCCATGGCATCGTCGGCCGAGAGTTGCAGGTCGAATAAATTATGCTTTAAGACCTTCGCGGCATAACTCTGTCCGTTGAACTGAATGGAATGAGTGCTCCAGTATACGGTGTCGCCGGACGGCAGAGTGCATTGAAAGAACAAGAGCGGCGTATCGGTTTCGGCGAGCTGTTTGATCTGGTTAATTGTGCCCATTCCAGGAGTCCTATAGAATTGCTTCGATACTGAAGGCGGTAGAGAAGAGATTGGGAGCGGTCGCGGTGATGACTAAGTTGTCCACCGCCCAATGCGATTTCGGATAAACTCCACCGTTTGCGCTAGTCGCGCGATAACGGGAAGGAGCAAGCTGCGGCTCCAATTGGGGCGCATACAGCGTGACTTGCTGACCTGCCGAAAGGCGAATGGCCACCGTAAACTCGGTGGCGGCATCGCCGAGTTCTCCGGCGGATATCAGACGTGTCCAATCCGGTCCGATGTCGTGGACTGTGGCAGCCTCGGTGGATGCCCCGCCACGCACAAGCGTAATCGAGGAGGGCGCTGTGCTCCGCGCATAAACCGAAAAGCAGTAGTGGTAGTTGGCAGGTACCAGCAGCGTTTGCGTAATGTCTTCCGCGATGGTGGCGTTGTTGGTAACAGTAAAGGCAGATGACGTTCCAGCCGGGTCTGACGCGCCGCTCACGCAGTCGACCAACCCCGACTTGCTCCAGATGGCGGCGTTCAAGTCCGAGCTCCATGCCAGCATATTGCCGGTCGGGTCGATAAACGTAAATGCGCGCACGGGCCCGGCGCACGCTTCGAAATGAGCTTGTAGGGCATTCGCTTCGACCCATGACAATTCGGCAAAGGCAAGCTGCCAATAGAGGCGCGAGCTACCGGAATCCGCGAATACAATCATGCTGCCATCGGCCAGCAAATTTTTTACAGTGCGAGCCGCTCGTGTCTTTTCGAGCGGATACTGAGCGTAGGCGCCGCTCGTGAGCTGCGGAAAGTAAAGATTAGCCATTTGTCTCTATGACCCAAAACGATGCGGCGCCCACATCGGTCGCCTGATAAGCCGTCGCGAGCGTGGGAGCGCTGAAACGGCAGTTGGGAACCGTTGCTCCGCTGAACGGATCCGGGAAATCAAAGAGCGAATACTCCCCGTCTTGCGTTTCGAAGAAAGCTTCTATCTGGCCGATCTCCTGCTCGTTCAGCAGAGTCAGGTTAATCTGCCAACTACGCAGGGTTTTGCCGAGCGCGATGAAGCGCTGGTCGGAACCATCGATGAATCGGACGATTCTTCCGGCTCTCACGCGCGCCAAGGGAGCCGGGTATTGCGTGACGGCGTTCGAACTCAATACGGGAAAGGTTGCCATCAGATCTCCGCGATCACGTCGTTCAGCGAACTGGAATTCAATAGCGCCTGTTTTACGGCTTGCGCAATCTGCGCGCTTTGATACTGCAGCGATTGCACATTCGGTTCCTGACCGCTCGCATAAATGCCCTTGGACGAAGTGGCATGCGCGGATGTCCCGCTATCGACCCACTTCGCTGGAGCGGTTGTCGTACCAACAAAAGCAGTCTGATTTTGGGATGCGGGCGCCTCAAAATGCACGAGCGGAGGAGGCGCGCTCTTGCCTCCGCCAAAGAGGCCGATAAATCCGGACACGATGGAGGCAATTCCGCCAATATCCTTCAGACCGCCCCCGAGCGCGCTCGAAATGCCGCCTCTCGCGGTTTGCTGCAACAAATTGGTCCATTGACTGCCGGTTCCCGATGATGTCGTGCCGGAACTCGTCGAGCCTCCGAACCGAAGGCCGGCCGCATTGATCTTTCCTGTCAGAGAAGAGAGGGTGGTATCACGCGAGCGTCCCGGCCTGAAGGTTCCAGCCGCCGGCGTGCTCTCGAGTGAGGCGAGCGAGCCGGCGCCCGGCACTTTTGTCTTGGCGCTCGCGAGTTGTTTCAGACCCGGTAATTGATTTTTAGAGTTTGCCATTCTGCATCTCCGTTCGCCATTCCCGCTCTAGCAGTAAGAGCGCCTCGGCATTCTTTGCTTCCATCGACCAGACATTTCCGCCCAATTCCTTCCACCATCGAAACTGCTCTAAGAACAAGACGCTCCGAGCCGTAATGATCGACTTGGGACAGCGCGCCGAAACCACGGCGCCGCGCGCCCACACCACGGCGGGTCCTTCGGAGGCGTTAGTCCAAGCGCAATTCCGAATTTTCACCAGGCCGCTCGATCTACAGGCGTCGCAGTTCCACGCGGCTGGCGAGGAAAACTGAAAATGGAACGCGACTAAAAGTTTTTTCGTTCTTCTTCGGAAAGCCCAGTCTCTTCCTGTATGGCGGAGACTATTTCGTCGACCAACTCTTCCGGACCTTTATCAATCAACAGCTCGAGGGTGGCGTTTTCCCCGTCGATGGAAAGTCCTTCGAGCCGGGCGAGACCCCACTCGACGTAGAGTTTTCGGACGAGCAGATCGGCCCACGCCGCTTCGAGCTGGTCCGCCGCCGGGCCGGCTTGCAGAAATTCGTGGCGAAGGGTCAACTCCCGCACTCGCTTGTTCAGGTCGAGCCGCTGTGCGAGCGAGACACGCCTGATGGCGAAGCGAACGCCTTCGATCCTTTTGCTGCTGTGCCATGACAGGCTTGCATAGCTCACCTCGCTAGGCAAAGGCGATGTAGGCTTCATCGTTCGAGGTTCCCTGCGCCACATTGTTTTTGAACTCCCACAAAAGTCTGGTTTCCGAGTCGTTGTAGTTCGGAATTTCCGGCGTCACGGCGGGCAAAAAGATTCCCATCATCTGCCCTTGCTGCTGACCCAGTTGCAGCATGGCAGGGAACACGTCGCGAAGTTTGGCCGCCGCGTACAGACCGTTTGTCTGTGCATCGTCCTGCGTAAATAGCGTGAATTCCGAGATCACCTGGCGTGGACCGTGCGCGACCGCTCGCGGGTAAGAAGATCCGAACTCCTGGTTTCGAACCGCTACGTTGTTCTTGATCTCCACACTCGCTTCGATCAACGTGAAGAACTGACCGGCGGGATTTCCGAGCCACACTTGTCCCAGGTGCCCTGGAACTATGGAGTAATCAAAATCTGCCAGGTCGGGCTCCACGGGAAAACTACTCAATCCGGCCGTGCCCGGCACAAAGCTGTAAGAGTCCAAAAGATCCGCAGCGGGGCCGCTGAATATAAATTCATGGAAGTCGCCATTCACCAGCACGCCCAGGACGTCCACGGCGGAGCCGGTGACCATTCTGCTGACTGCGCTCGCCGGATCCCAGTAGTCATAGAGCGTAAGACTCGGAGGATTGGTCGAGAGCTTATACGTGATCGCGGGAGCGAGAGTTGCACCCGCCGCCAAGGCCGTTGAGAACGGCGCGTTGATTACCAACGTAGTCGGACCGGGCAGCGACGTAACGAACCGGATTTCGTTTCCACTCGATACGGCGGATCCTAGAGTAAGTCCATGCGGCGCCGTGGTTTCCAATTGCGATCCACTCGGAGTGGATGCGAGCGTCAGCCCCTGAGCGATTTCCGGCGCGGCCCCCATCGCCGACTGCACGAGAGGACCATAGCAGGGCTGTCCGGTTCCGTTCCACGAAGTGAGGTATGTTCTCACTTCAAAGGCGGACTGCCGCCGCGATGTTTTTGCGGCGCCGAAATACGTTCGCGTGCCTGTTTTGTCCAGCCGCCTTCCGGCCTGGAGCGCTTGATGAGCCTTCAGCCGAACGGCGGGAAAGCGATTCGCGGCAACAACGCCGGCCGGCACGCCGTAGCCTGTTTCTACCGCGGCGTAGAAGCGGTTTGCATTTGAGGAAATATAGGTTCCCATGGTCGTTCTATATGAGGCTCACATTCAAGCTGCAAGTCACCCTGGCTAGTTCTACGTAACCGAAGCCGCCCACCTTCGGCGGTTGCAATTGCACATCGTAAATGCCGGAGAAGAGAAATCCGTCTCCCCAATCGCCGCGATTCGCCCGTAATATAGATGTCAGCGCTTCGACGTAATAGTGAATCCACTGATCGGAGTCGTCGACCAGGTTTCCGCTGGACCATATATCCGCGACAACCACGATGCCGCCGGAAAATGAGCGGAACTTCTCCTGCTGCGTGTTCTTCATCTGACTGCTGTACACGCAAACACGCGGATAGTTGAACTCGATCTCTCTGTCGCCGATTTCGCGTGCCGCCGAACTCAGAACAACCTGGTCCGACGTAATGAGCGGGACTGCCACACCAGCGCTCTGCGATAAACCGGCGATGGTCTGCGCCAGAAGGTCGTTCGTGATAAGTAAGCTGGCGAGCTTACGCGCGGCTAACAGTGTCAAGGGAAGCATGCTAACCTCTTCGGATCCGATTGGGGACCGGCACGTAGTAATCGGGCGTTTGGCCGGCACTTGGTGAGGGACCACTGATCACGCCGCCCGACGGCAAACTCCAGTTGGCGCCTATGGCTAACGGCACATTGTTCTGGAGAGCCGGACCTGTTTCAGAGGAACTTAGATACACGTTCCACCCGGTCGCAGTCGGCGGAACTTGCGAGCCGGTCTCCGACATTGTAACGGTGATTCCAGAGCTGTCGTTCAGAAGCAGCCCGTTGACCGGGCTAATCCCACTCTCGCCTCCGTTCGCGTCTACCCACGCGGTTTGCACGAACAACGATTGGGCTGCCAAGGTTCCAGCACCTACAGTTACGGACGGCGTCGCCGGTTCCTGCAGCGGATGATACACAATGCCGATGCCGTCGCGAGTGACTAAGTCGCGAGCCGTATTCGACTCCTGCTGATATTCGGCCCACTTACCTTGAAATCTAGAATTGAGCTGGATGTTATACGCTTCGGCGAAGAATCGCGACAGCGACTCAAACGACAACCAGCGGCGCAATGACGGTGTGACTACGACCGTGGAGAGCCCGATCTTACGCCGCGTGGCAAACTGCGGATCGGCCACCCAGGCATCCAGCAGCCAGAGCAAAAGTTTATCTCCAATCGCGCTGCTCGCCAGATTGATCTTGGTGTCCACATTGATCCCGTGAGGCGACGCGATCTGCACCAATGTGACCTCGTACGGCAGGAGGTCGTCTAGAGTAATTACGTTCGTATCAGTGAACAGCGCCATGGAGACCTACTTTCCGGATGCCGGCGAGGGACCCACCGGATGGTCCTCATCAACCATCTGGAAATCCGGCTGGCCGACGATCGTTACCTGCACCCGCCGCGCCATCTCCGCGCGGTCAGCCGCTTTCTTCTCGCTGGCCTGCTTTTCGAAATAGGCCTTCTTTTCGGCATCATTTGCCAATCTCGCGCAATTCTCGACGATCAGCTTTGCCGCCTCCTCGCGGGTAACTTCTGTGATGGTTCCGGCCTTACCACCATCGCTGGTCTCGAGGCTCACCACCAGTGGGAACGTATCGCTCAATCCGCTTTCCGTGTCCCGAATCTTTTTGAAATATTGCCTTAAATCCACAGCTCTTCCTCCAAAATTGAAAAGGAGCCGCCAAACACGACGGCTCCCATCGAACGGTCTGAACTGAATCCGGTTAGCTGTTGACTTGCACGGCGAAGTTGTTCCGAAGAACGCCGCAGCCGTACAGCACATCCACCGTGAATTGCTGGGCCAGCGTGTTCGGCTGGTAGCTCATCACGATGCGAATCCCGAAGTTACCCATTTCGGCGTATTCGGCAACCGCACCCGTACCGGGCAGTGGCTGAGGCAGACGCCGGACAACCAAGCCAATCGCATCGCGCGTAAACGCGAGGTTATGGTTGTTGATCGGGCTGGTACCAGTCTGAGGCACGAACTGCGAACGGAAGATAAAGAAGTCTTTGATCTTTCCGACATTGCCTTCAACCAGCGCTTTGAGGCCAGCCTCACCGGCGGTGTAATACTCGCTGAAGCGAGGAATCTGGCGGATCTGCGAGTAGGTGCTCGAGTCGACAACCAAATATTTGGAGGCGCTCGCCGGCACCATCGCGGCGAACAGGGCCGATTCGGCCGTATCGATCGTCGCTTCCGTCACAGGTGTTCCCGCCGCGCCCAGCGGCGTGATGGCGGTGAATTGGCTGTACAGCTTCAGCAGGTCGCTTTCGACCTTCGAAGCGATAGCCACAACCGCCGGCTGCATGTACGCCTTCAACAGTTCCGGATAAGCCAACGCTTTGGTAACGTCCGGAATCTGAAAGGTCGCTTCCGAGTGAGTGTTGAGGACGATCTGCGCGTTCCCCAAGCTCGGATTTTGCGTAGTGACGGTGCCGCCTTCCGCAATGTTATTCGCTACGAGCACCGGAGGAATCGGCACATTGACCGTGTCGCCGGCATGCGCCAGCACCGGCTCGTAGTCGCGGTTTACCAAATTTCCCATGACGAGATTTCCCATCAGGGCCGGCAATGCGTCGGCAGCAACAAGCTTCACGATCGCATTCGCCAGATTGGCGGATGTAATTGTTGACATAAGTCTCCTAAATGATTGTCTCGGCGCGTTTTAGGCGCCTTCTCCCCTCAAGCGGACAGGTTGCAGGCAGTGCGGGTTTGTTTATACGCCGCGAATGGCTTGCGAAGCCAGCCTGGAAATTTCCTGACGCACCCGATCGAGATCTTCCTTACTCATTCCCGGTTTGATTTTTTCGATCTCTATGCCGGCCGATCCGCCATGGGCGGCGTTTCTTGCGGGCGATTGGGCCCCGCTTCCACCGGCGATTCGCGCGGGCAGCAGCTCCGGATTCTCTTGCACAAAGCCAGATAGATAATCCTGCATGGATTTGCCATCGGCGCCACGTGCCAGCAGGCGCCCGTCTTCGGCGCGCACGATTTCATCTTTCACCGCGCGAAAAGCCAGATCGATTTTGGCGATGCCAAGCCGCTGCAACTCGCTGCGAATCTGGGAACTCCGGTCGGCTTCTTCGGCAAGAGCCCGAGCTTTGCGATTCTCTTCGACGAGTTGGTTCAGCCGGCCTTCCAGGCCCTCGCGCCGCTTGCGCTCTTCTTGCAATTCCGCTTTGTAGGCGGGCTCCGTCTTACGATGCTCGGCCTGCACATACTCCTGAATCGCATGCTTGACGATGTCGCGGATATCCGGAGTGGCTGGCGCGTCGTTTTCCATTGGCTTTTGCTCTGACATTTTGTTTTTTCCTCTAGCTCACTACTTGCGCTTCAATCTCGCGCGTAATCTGGTCCTTGGTCTCCTGCCGGGCATCGCTGAGATACTTCAATGCGAGCCTCTGGAACACTTGCCGCTTCAGCGTCGGCGAAGTAATCCCGAGCGCGAGCAGATTGGCGGCTTGCTGCAACTCGGTTCCGAAGTCGGTAATATCCACTTCGTCCATCCCGCTCACCGAAACCTGCACACCGTCCTCGCGGGCGTCGCTGATCGCGGTCAGGATCGCGCTTATCGAGTCTTTGACCGCCGTGCCATAAGCGCGCAGCACTTCTTGCGTGATCGTAAAATCGATCTGTTTGCTCACCGCCGACTGCGCATGCCCACCCGTCATCTCGCCGGACGCTTGCGAAAGGTAACAGACCCGGTACATCTCCTCTTTCAGCGTCTCGAGGTTCGCCGCCGCAATCTGGTAGACTTTGCCGTCCGGTTCGGTCCAACCAAATTTGTCGTTCGGGCCGAGCTGAATGAAGTAGCTTTCGCCTACGATCTGGTTCCATTCGCGGTCCGAATAGATGACCGGCATGGCGAACAACCCCATGGTGATCGCCCAGCCGAGCGCATTCGATTTATTGAAA